TATATTGACCATTTGGATATCGGACCATTCTATGCAAAAAAAGAAGATTTTTGGTTAAACACTCAAAATGGTAAGTATAAAAAAGTTGGTGCTGATTCTAAGATTGACGAAGCATGTTCAAAACGTTCTGATGTTTATAACAAGATTACGGGTGACAAGTTAGTTGAGATGTATCTTGACGATGACTTGGATGAAACCCTAAAGGTTGACCAAGAGTTCAATCAAGGTTCATTCTTGTTGGCTGCGATGATTCCAACAACATATGAAAGGGTTTCAACTATGGGTACCGCAACATTATGGAAAATGTTGATGTTGGCTTGGTCATACAAACATGGACTTGCCATTCCCGCGAAACAAGGTAAGACAGACTTCGTAGGAGGTCTTTCACGACTACTTAAGGTTGGCTACTCTAAAGATGTACTTAAGCTTGACTTCTCGTCTCTATACCCCTCTATTCAGTTGGTACACGATGTATTTCCTGATTGTGATGTTACAGGTGCGATGAAAGGAATGTTAAAGTATTTCCGTGATACCCGTATCAAGTACAAACAACTTGCAGAAGAATACTATGAAACAGACCGTAAGAAATCTGAATCATATGGTAACAAACAATTACCAATTAAAATCTTTATTAACTCCATGTTCGGTGCATTATCTGCTCCACAAGTATATGCTTGGGGTGATATGTACATGGGAGAACAAATTACTTGTACAGGTAGACAATACCTTCGTCAAATGATTAAGTTCTTTATGACTAAAGGTTATGTTCCTTTGGTGATGGATACAGACGGTGTGAACTTTTCAACCCCACCTGACGCAAAAGACCGAGTTTATGTTGGTCGTGGTTTGAATTGGAAAGTTAAATTGGGTAAAGAATACTATGGTCCTGAAGCAGATGTTGCGGAGTACAATGACATCTTCATGAGAGGTGAAATGGCTCTTGATACTGATGGTGTTTGGCCGTCATGTATTAACTTGGCACGTAAGAACTATGCTGTTATGGATGCTAAAGGTAAAATAAAATTGACAGGTAATAGTATTAAATCAAAGAAACTTCCATTATATATTGAGGCGTTTTTAGACAAAGGAGTTAAAATGTTACTTCAGGGTGATGGTAAAACATTTGTAGAATATTATTACGAATACTTACAAACCATTTTTGATAAAAAAATTCCATTAAGTAAGATTGCTCAAAGAGCTAAAGTTAAACTAACCATGGATGATTATAAGAAACGTCTAACCGAAAAAACTAAGGCGGGTAATAGTATGAGTCGTATGGCACATATGGAACTTGCGTTAGCGGCAAACTTGAATGTCAGTTTGGGAGATGTTATTATGTATGTTAATAACGGTATTAAAGCGTCACATGGTGACGTTCAAAAGAAAGGTGATGGAGTTCAAATCAACTGTTATATGTTGGATAAAGATATTTTGGACAATGACCCTAACCTAACTGGTGACTATAATGTTCCAAGAGCAATAACTACATTCAATAAAAGAATTGAACCATTATTGGTTTGTTTTAAAGATGAGGTTAGAAATGGTTTAATTGTTAATGACCCTGAACAAAGAGGTATCTTTACAACAGCTCAGTGTGAATTAATAAATGGTCAACCATTTGAAGAGTCGGACCAAGATAAGTTGGAAGATGTATTAACAATTACAGATGCTGAAATGTCTTATTGGGGAAAACGAGGTTTAAGTCCTGACTATATGTATGACTTGGCAGAAGATGGTTGGCAAGAAAAATTAGGAATTCTTGAGGCCATCTGACGATAAAATGTACCAATTACCTGAACAGAATCTAAATTCAATACAAGCGTATTTATCGGCAACAAGTTCATCGTAGTCCTCATCAATTTTACCAATATCTGGTTTAATAGTTAGTCTTGTCATTGATTTTACCACAACGTGGTCGGTTGTTTTAGAATCTAAAATAACTGTAGATTCTGTAACATTTCTAATGATAATACATTCTTCACCATTAGTTCTGTATTCTCTTTCAGATACAATTGAAATCTCTGATGTTTCTAATATTTCCCCATTAATTAATCTTGTAGATGGTATTGTTCTTATAATTGCCATAATATTAAATTACATATATTTGACGAGGCATTGCTCGGAACTTCATTTGTTTATTTAAGTTCTCGGCAATTAAGGCTTCTCGTTCCATAACTTTCTCAGGTCTTAATCTTGTTAACCAACCTTCGGCACCCGTAAGTTCTTCTATTAATTTTGTTTTTTCATCTTTACCCTCGGTCAACAAACTTGTGTAGTCCATTGTTAATTCTGAATCAGGGACTTTTAAGTTTCCACTATATTTTCCTCTAACCCTACCTAATGTTTCTTTAACGTAAGCGGTAAACCACCTTCTAACCCATTGTTGTGCGGGTACGTTTAAGTCAGACCAAGTAAGTTCCTCTAACGGAACATCATTTGGTGATTTAATTACATCAGGATTATTTTTTAAACAGTCGGCTCTACTATCAGGTGTTACATCGTAATACCAATACCATACCGCCTTACCAACATATTGACTATAGTTACCCCAATTAAATTGGTTACCAGGTGCGTTGTATAGTTGTAAATCTTTTTTACCATCAGGTAATGCTGTTATTCTATAAGTTAAAGAACCACCAAGAATTCTATTCAAGATGTTTGCTTCTTGCATTCTTATTAGATAATCAAACCCTGACATCATAAAATAAGAACCTTGGTATCCCATTTGAGCAAAACCCGCTTCGTTGGCACCAAGACCTACACCACCAAATCCACCAATACCACCCATACCAAATGCGGTAATAGGTTGATTACTAAACCATAATACTTCATTAATTTCACGACCAGCTGGTATCTCGTAGTTTTGTTTGTTTTCTTCAAGAATGATATAATCTTTCTTTAACACCCAAGGACCTTCAGCTTGTAACCCAACAATTTTTGAATATGAATATGAAAACTGTTGTTCAAAATCCATTGTTCTTGTAATCAATGCTCTTGATACAGATTTTTCTGTCATATTCAAGTTAACTAAGTTAACCCATTGACTATCAATTAACCAATTTAAAATGTATTGTTCATAGTCTTGAATTGAAAGTTCCATTAAAGAATCCATCATTTCATCTTCAATTTCAACACTTCTAATTGGAGCTCCCAATAAGTGTTTAACTCTCGTATAAATTTTTGACCTTTCTGGTTCTGGTATTACTGACATATCTAATAAATATCAATTAGTTTATTATTGTATGTTATACATTAGTGAATCTAATGGAAACACAAAATTACCTCTAACAATTTTTGGTTTTTTATTAAAAATTAAAACGTTCTTACCTTTTTGGAAAATCATTAAATCTGTGTTATAAATTTTAACACTTGCAGTTCCCTCTAAAGTAATACCATCTTCACCAATAATCATGGTTCTAAATGGTTTAATTTGTCCCGTTAAAACTTCACCATCTTTTGTTATTTCTAAATCAACACCTTGAATCGCATCTTTTTTATTACCTAATTCACCAACAACTTCAACTTTAACATCTTTACCAAAATGTCTTTTAATAATTGATGCGGTTATTTCTTCTCTTTTAGAACCCGCTTTATCTTTTTCAGTTAAAGTTCTTAATAGGTTATGTAGTGTTGAACTATCTTTATCAAAAATTCTATATTTGAAGTGGTCAATTGCGTTAACAAATCTTACAACTTCTTTTTTCTGCTCTGCTGGTGTTTTGTCTAAAAATTTAATCGGTTCTTTACCAGGAATTTTTGAAATAACCTGATTCAAATCTTTTAATAAGATACAAAAAGATGTATAATTTGTGTTTAACTTATTGATAACAGACCTACCAGGTCCTTCAAGATTATATACACCAGGTAATTGGTCGTTTTCAGGTTTTGTAATATAATTTTCAGGAAACACATCCTTCATAATTTTATTGATTCCATTCATATAAGTCCATTTGACATCTGAATTTACGTTAAACAACATTCTATAGAATTCATTTTCAGATTGAGAGCACATTTCAGATTTACCTTCACTTAAGATTTGTTTCATCTTTGTTGATTCGGTAAGTTTTGTTTCAACTCTCATCTCATACATCTTGGTTACAAAATCCCAATTAACAACTTTCCAAAAGTTTGTGATATATTCGTCTCTTTTATTTCTATACTTTAGATAATAAGCGTGTTCCCACAAATCTAACCCAAGTAAAGGAAACCCACCATTTTCAATCACATTCATTAATGGATTGTCTTGGTTCGGAGTTGACATAATTTTTAATGTGTTTCTTGATGTTAAAACCAACCACACCCAACCTGAACCAAAACGGTCTTTGGCTTGTTTTTCAAATTCTTTTTTAAAGTTTGTGAAAGTCCCCCACTGTTTGGTTATCTTTTTATAAAGTTCACCATCTAATTTTTTTGGGTCGGGGGTTAACATGTTCCAAAACAATGCGTGGTTAAATGCCCCACCTGCGTTGTTTCTTATTGTCTTATCAAAACGACTTATGGTCTTGATAATTTTTTCTAAATCTAAATCTCCGTATTTCTTTTTAGACAATGCGTCATTTAGTTTATCCACGTACCCTTTATAATGTTTATTATAATGAAAGTTCATCGTCTCTGGGTCAATAAACTGTTTGAGGGCTGTATAGGAGTAAGGTAATTTTTCTATTCCTATTTTTTTCATTTCGGTAATCAACAACTCTTTTTCTTGGTTAACGTGGTTTTCAAGTATTTGTGTTTCTAGTTGTTGGATTTTCTCTTGTGTTTTTTTCATAATTTTGGATTATCCGTTATATATAAATAATCCGTAGTTGCCTAATTTCGCAGATTATTAATTCTTTGTAGAATTTCTTCTGCTGCGTCGGCGGGATGATGATTATCACCCATCACAGTGGCTATCACTTGTTTTTTACTGTTTAGGATATCGTATATAATTCCTTCTATTGTATTTTCAAAGATTGGATAATAGACTAACACATTATTTTTTTGACCGTAACGATATGCTCGGTCTTCTGCTTGTGCGTGGTCTGATGGTAAAAATGACAGGTCATTCATGATAACCGCTTCCGCAGAGGTTAATGTAATCCCGACTCCTGCGGCTTTAATATTACCAACAAAAACTTTAACTTTTGGGTTGTCTTGGAATTGGTCTACTGAATGTTGACGTTCAGGTTTAGACATTGAGCCGTCAAGTTTAACCGCCGCCTTTCCAAAATGTTCGGTAATTTTATTTAATGAATCGGTAAAGTTACAGAATATAATGACTTTTTTATCTTGTTCTAAAATATTTTCAGCAAGTTCAATTGTTTGTGCAATTTTTTCGTCTGCAATAATTTGTCTAACTTTTGTTAGTTTTGAGAATTGAACTGTAAGTGATTTTGACTCTTCAGGGTTTTTGTCGTACCAATCGTAGTATTCACCCATTACCTCTTCATATTGTTTTGATTTT